AGGTTCATGGTTGCAATCCTGAAAACACAGCACGCACTTTTGCAAAACGGGGTCTCAATTGAGGCGCGTCGCGAAGACTGACAAGAATCAGCAGGAAATCATGGACGCTCTGCGGCAAGCTGGGGCGGAGGTGACAAGCCTCCACCAAGTGGGTGGCGGGGTGCCTGATTTGCTTGTGAGTTTTCGCAACAAATGGCACCTTCTGGAGGTAAAGGACGGCAGCAAACCGCCAAGTGCCAGAATGCTGACGGACGACCAAAGAAAATGGATGGTTAAACAAAAAGCCTCGGTCTGGGTTGTCATGTCCCCCAGCGAGGCGCTGAATGCAATAGGAGCATTTTAATGCCGATGAAGAAAGGCTCAAGCCAAAAGACAATATCCAGAAACATCAAGATGGAAATGGGCAAGGGATATCCGCAGAAGCAGGCAGTTGCCATGGCCCTGAACGCTGCCGGAAAGTCCAAGAAAAGCAAGAAAAAATAAGGTATCCTTAAGCCAACCTTGGGCCGTTTGGGGCCTCTTTTTAGGGTGAGATATGCCTACACTTTCAGAAGCGACGAGAGAGAAAATCTGGGCTGGCTACATGGAGTCAGTGCCTGGCTTTGTCGGGGATTGCACTAAGGCAGACCTGAAAAACGCAGTTGATGCCTTGGATGACTGGATTACAAACAGCGCGCCAACGCTTGATGCAGGAATCCCTGAGCCAGCTCGGTCTGCTCTTTCCTCGCACCAAAAAACAAAACTGTTTTTGATGATTGTTGAAGAACGCTACGCGGAGGGCATGTAATGGCAGCCGGAGAGACTTTGGTTGTTTTCACGCCGCTAGGTTATGAACCTCCGTCCACGAATTATGCAACCCTAGACACTAGGAACTCTCACCCAGTGTTGGATTTTGATGCGGCCGCTGCCACCAGAGCAGCCGTTTGGACTGGTGTTTTGCCAAGCAATTATTCTGGAAACGGAATCACAATTTATCTGCACTGGGCTGCATCAACTGCGACGAGCGGCAATGTGGTATGGCAGTCGTCGTTTGAATACATCAGCGACGGCTCATTGGACATTGATTCTGACGGGTTTGCATCAGCAGTCACCTGGAGTGCAGCGGCAACCTCCGGCACAAGCGGCATCGTGACTGTATCAAGCCAAGCGCACACCAACGGCGCAGAGATTGATTCAATTGTGGCGGGAGCTTCTTTCAGACTGAAGATTGAGCGCCTTGGCAGTAACGGAAGCGACACCATGGCAGGAGACGCGGAAATTGTAGCTGTGGAGTTGCAGGAAACCTAAGATGTCCCGCAGTTTTAATGGCACATCAAATTACCTTGAATATGCAGGGGCGGTAAGAACCGCTCTTCCAATTACTATATCCGCGTGGGTTTATAAAAACAACACCACGGATTTAGACGTTGCTGTAGCGATTACTACTAGTTCCACCGCTAACCGCTGCGGATTGGCGTTCACTAATAGCGCTAAGGCACTAACTTTTTGTACTAATACGTCTGGAACTGGCGGTAACATTGCTAGCACAACGTCTTATTCAGCCAATACATGGAACCATGGCGCTGCTGTTCTAGCTAGTACCAACTCAAGGTCTGTTTACCTAAACGGGGGCGGTTCAGCGACAAGCACTGTAAATGTTAGCTCTACTGTTTCTGCATTTAATACTACAAACATAGGAACTGCTTATTATAATTCTTCCAGACAGTTTCAATTTGGAGGGAGAATAGCTGAAGTTGGAATATGGGGTGCCGCTTTAACTGCTGCGGAAATTGCGTCTCTTGCTAAAGGCGTATCACCTCTCAGCATAAGGCCTGAATCTCTCATAGCCTACTGGCCTTTAATAGGGCGCACAGACCCAGAGATTGACTTGCGCGGAAGATATGAAATGACCGTCAACGGGGCAGTACAGGCTGACCATCCGCGCGTTTATATGCCAGCGCAGCCTTTGTATCCTAGAAAGGTTGCGCTGGCCGCCAGCACTGTTCCTGTCCTTTACCGCCAACGCCAGATGCAGGGGATGGCCGCATGATATTCTTAAAACAATCAACTGCCTCCCAAGAAGTGCCGCTCGGCTACTTTGTTGACTCGACGGATGGCAACACCGAGGAAACCGGGCTGACCATCGCGAACACTGACATCAAGGTTTGGAAAACTGGCGCTACGACCTTGGCGAACAAGAACAGCGGTGGCGCGACTCACATCAGCAACGGCATCTACTACGCAGTCCTTGATGCCACGGATACCGACACTCTCGGGCCTCTCGTCATCTTCGTGCATGTGTCAGGAGCCTTGACCGTCAGGCTTGAGTGCTGCGTGCTGGCGGCAAACGTCTACGATTCATTCATTGCGGCAACGGACAAACTCGATGTCAACACTGCTGAAATCTCTGGCACAACTGTCTCGACCAGCTCGGCTCAGATTGGCGTTAATGTGGTCAACGCTGGCGGCACTGCTTGGGCTTCTGGCGCAATCACTTCTGGCGTTTTTGGTTCTGGTGCTATCACTGCCGCTGCTATTGCTCCTGACGCTATCGGCGCGTCCGAGTTGGCGGCGGATGCGGTCACAGAAATAGCCGCAGGCGTCTGGAACTCTGCTCGGGCGACTTACACCTCCGCAGGAAGCTTTGGCGAGGGCGTAGCAAGCGTCCAAGGCAGCGTCACTGGTTCTGTCAACAGCGTTACGACTGGCGTGACGGTCACGACCAACAACGACAAAACTGGTTACAGCCTGACCCAAGCATTCCCGACTAACTTCAGCTCGCTCGCAATCACGGCTGGTGGCGCTGTCACCGCCGGAACCGTCAGCGACAAGACTGGTTATAGCCTCACGCAGTCCTTCCCAACTAATTTCTCCTCCTTGTCCATTACAGCGGGCGGAGCGGTTACGGTCGGAACGAATAATGATAAGACCGGATACGCCCTGACCCAGTCCTTCCCAACCAACTTCGCTGCGCTTTCCATCACCGCAGGTGGTGAGGTGACGGTTGGAACAAACAACGACAAGACTGGCTACACCCTGACGGTTACGCCCCCGACTTCCGCAGACATTGCTGATGCGGTTTGGGATGAAGATTTGTCGGGCCATGCGACAGCCGGAAGCGCAGGCAAAGCATTGTCTGACGCGGGCGCTGCTGGAGACCCGTGGAGCACTGCGGTGCCTGGTGCATACAGTGCTGGTTCTGCTGGATATATTCTGGGGACTAACCTCGACGCCACGGTCAGCAGCAGAAGCACTTTGACCGCCGCAGCCGTAAATACTGAGGTTGTGGATGCTCTGAATACAGATACCTATGCAGAGCCTGGCAGTGGGGCGCCTGGAGCCACAATCAGCCTGGCCCAAAAGATTGGGTATCTCTACAAGGCCTTCCGCAACAAGGTCACGCAGACCTCGACCGAATACACCCTGTTTGCAGATGACGAGTCAACCGCGCACCAGAAGGCTACGGTCAACGACGACGGCACGACCTTCACCCGAGGTGAAGTTGGCGGCCCGTAATGGATACGCCATCAAAACGGTTTAGTGCTATCCACATTGCCCTTCCCTTCCGTGGGGCGGGTTATATCCCTGACGGCTCTGCAGACCGGCAAGCCGTTGCCTTCTTGTACGAGGGCATCTCTGCGATTCCCCCCGCCCCGCCAGTCCCTGTTGCCAAGCCGGGCGGTATCGGCCATGGGAAGAAGGCAAAATATCCGAAACGTGTATCTGTCAACGGGAAGGTTTACACTGTCCGCAGCGTGGCCGAGGAGCGTCGGTTACTTGAAGAGCTTGCGGCTCAGAATCGAGAGCAGGCCGCAATCCTCAAGGCGCTGGGAGACGAGGTTTCTGCCAAACGGGCTGAGAAAAAAGCCGTGGCAGTCCAGGCCAGAGTGGACACAGTCGCAATTGCACACGAGCAATGGCTCGCAAAACTGCGGCAGGATGATGAAGAACTACTTTTGTTGCTGACAGCCTAGGAGAAGCAAAAAAATGGACGCAATGAACCCAGCCATGGCCACGGACCCGATGGTGACGACCATGACGACCCCGCAACCGCCTGCATGGCTTGGGCGCCGCGCCAAGGGCATGCCTGAAGGATTTTACAACATCCGCCCGAACCGTTTCCCGTTCTGGCAAATGCGTAACCAGCAGGATTTCCCCGGTTACGGCATCTACACCCCAGGCTCTGCGCGCCTTACGAGTTGGGAAAATGCTCAGGGCAATCCCATGGTGGGCATTCGCAATAAGGGCCAGACAATTCTGGCAAGACCGCAGACTTCCTCTCCTTTCGGCCAGGAGCTTCTGCGTCGAGGCTCAATGGGCGGAACTTTCCAGCTTCCGTACGAGGGTCCAATGCAGCCTTACGGTTATATTCCGCCTGAAATGACGCGGCGGCAGTACAACCGCGCAATGCGCCAAGTTGCGAGAACCGCTGGCGCCCCGATGATTGCGTACTACAATCCTGGGCTTCTGAGTCCCTAATGCCGGGACTGGCGGATAAGGTGAAGTGGTGACTACATCGTAGATTTTTCGATGGCAATGCTGAACATCACCAGCCAAGCGCCAATGACGACTACGGCAGCAAGCAGCTCGACAAGCAGTTTCTTCATGACCCGCCTCCACACAAAAATGTAGGTGCAGAGTAGCACTTAACGACAAAAGTGCAAGACATTTCTGGATAGTAAAATGATGCCAGATTATGTTAAATAAAAATGAGTTGAGGATTGAGACAATGGGCGCGCCAATTGGAAACAAGAACGCAGTCAAGAACCGCATATGGTCTGATGCCATCCGCAGGGCGGTGCTTCAGGGTAAGCGGTTGGACAAACTTGCAGAGGCCATCATCACGGCAGCAGAGGGCGGCGACATCACTGCTCTCAAGGAGATTGGGGACAGGCTGGAGGGCAAGGCAACACAGGTGATGGCAGGCGAAAATGGGCCGGTTGAGCTCATGATTACATGGGCACGCGAGAAGCCCAGTGCTGATTGAGATTCCCTACAGCCCGCGCCCGCTTCAGGACGAATACCACGAGCGCACCCAGCGATGGGCTATGACGGTCTGCCACAGGCGGTTCGGCAAGACGGTGATGGTCTTGAACGACCTCATCCGAGATGTGCTGACCTGCCCCAGACCGAATCCCCGAGCAGCCTACCTTGCGCCCTTGTACCGGCAAGCCAAGGCTGTGAGCTGGGATTACGTTCAGGAGTTCACTCGCGCTATTCCTGGCATGACCTACAACCAAGCCGAGCTGCGGGCTGACTTCCCCAATGGCGGGAGGCTGAGCCTCTATGGCGCTGACAGCCCTGACAGCCTCCGAGGAATCTACCTCGACGCCGTGGCCTTGGACGAATACGCCCAAATGTCCGGCCGAGTGTGGGAGGAAATCATTCGGCCTACCCTCAGTGACAGAAAGGGCCGGGCCACCTTCATCGGCACTCCCATGGGCCACAACTCCTTTTATAAGCTCTTCGAGGCCCACAAGGATGACCCGGACTGGTTTGTCCGAGTCCATCGAGCCAGTGAGACGGGCTATGTGGATTCTGAAGAGCTGGCAGACGCCCGCAAGCAAATGAGCGAGGAGCGGTATGCCCAAGAGTTCGAGTGCTCATGGACTGCTGCAATTCAGGGCAGCTACTACGGCAGGCTCCTTGAGGAAGCTGAGACCAAGGGCCGCATTAAAACCATCAATGCTGACCCAGGCTATCCGGTCAGCACCGCATGGGACTTAGGCATCGGGGATTCCACGGCAATCTGGTTCTTCCAGCACATAGGGCCTGAATACAGATTCCTCGACTACTACGAAGCCTCGGGCGAGGCGCTTGCCCATTATGCGCAGGTGCTGATTGAGAAGGCCCGAGAGAACCGCTGGACCTATGGGGAGCACATTCTCCCGCATGATGCCCGGCAGCGGTCCTTAGACACCGGGAAGGCCCGAGTGGACACCCTTGCAGAACTGTTGGGCACGAGGCCAGTGGTGCAGGCTCAGCACAAGATTGAGGATGGCATCGAGGCGGTACGCAAGATGCTGCCTAATGCGTGGTTTGACCGAGGGAACTGCTCGCATGGGCTGGATACGCTCAGGCATTACCGGGCTGAATATGATGAGGTCCGCCGGACATTCAGGTTGAGGCCAGTGCATGACTGGGCCTCGCATGGCGCTGACGCTTTTCGGGTCTGCGCAATGCACAAACCTGTCAAAGCCCAGCGGTGGGAGCCGCTCAAATACAGCAACAAAGGAATTTTGTGAACGTTCAGTATCTGGCCAAGCGCCTAGCGGAATTGCAAGCCCAGATTCAGGCGCTCATAATCCGCATTGACGCAATCGAAAAACGCAAGGGGCCGAGAAAAAATGGCAAAGCTGACTGACTCAGAAATCCTGTCTCGGGCTCAGTCTGAAGTCACCTCCACCATCGGGCGGTGGGGCTCCGAAATCTCCAATGAGCGGGCGGCCGCCCTTGATTATTATCTTGGCGAGAAGTACGGCGATGAGGTGGACGGGCGCAGCCAGGTCATCACCCGCGAGGTGATGGAAACGGTTGAATGGATTCTGCCGAGCCTCATCCGTATTTTCTCCGACGCCGACAATATGGTGTCTTTCGACCCCGTAGGGCCAGAGGATGAGGAGCAGGCCGCACAGGAAACTGATGTGGTCAATTATGTTTTCTGGAAGCAGAACAAAGGTTTTTATAATGTATATACCTTTCTGAAAGATGCACTTCTGTCCAAGACAGGCATTCTAAAGGTCTGGTGGGAAGACAAGGAAGAAGAGGAGCGCGAGGAATACGAGGGCATTGACCCTTTCGGCCTTGAGCAGCTTTTGGCAGACCCCACCGTTGAGCGCGAGCCCATCGACATCAGTCAGGACGAAAACGGGGTCATCTCCGTTGCCTTCAAGACCAAGCGCAAACGCGGTCAGATTCGGATTGAGCCCGTAGCCCCTGAAGACTTCGGCATCACCCGCGACGCATCCAGCCCGTATGCCAAAGATGCCCGCTCCTGCTACCACAGAGTTCGCAAGACAAAGAGCGAGCTGCTTGCGGCCGGATACGACCGGAGCCTGGTCAACTCCCTGCCTACTTCTGACGACGTAGAGACACCGGAAGAGATTGCCCGAGACCGCTTGGACGATGAGGGCATGGCCCCTGTCTATGTCCGAGACGAATACTGGATAACGGAAGTCTATTTCTCCGCCGACCGCAACGGCGACGACATGGATGAGCTGCTGAAAGTCACATACGCCGGAGACCCGGACGGCGGCGGCTCCGCAACCCTGCTGGACATCGAGGAAGTGGACCGCATCCCCTTCTGCACCGCCTCGCCCATCATTCTCACGCACAAGTTTTATGGGCTCTCCATCGCTGACCTCACGATGGATTTGCAGCACATCAAGTCAACTCTGCTGCGTCAGGTGCTGGACAACACCTACCTCGCGAACAACTCCCGCACGGTGGTAAATGACGAATTTGTGAACATGGATGACCTGCTGACCTCGCGGCCAGGCGGGGTTATCCGGGTAAGGGGCGAGCAGCCAGTCGGCGCATACCTGACCCCGCTCCCGCACTCTTCGCTGCCTCAAGAAACCTTCCCGCTGATGGAATACATCGACGGGCAGATAAAGCAGCGCACGGGTGTGGGCGATGAGGTTGCGGGCCTAGACAAGAACTCCCTTGCGAACGTGAACACTGGTGTTGCTGCGCTGGCGTATGACGCAGCCCGCATGAAAATTGAGCTGATTGCCCGCATCATGGCTGAAGTGGGTTTCGTGCCGTTATTCCAAGACATCCATCAGCTCCTGAGTATGCATCAGAACCAGGCGATGGTGGTGAAGCTGCGGAACAGGTGGGTTCAGGTAGACCCCGGCAGGTGGCGTGACCGCGCTGACATGACCGTGAAAGTAGGCATGGGCAACGTCTCCCGCGAGCGCAGGGTTATGGGCCTGCAGCAGGTGATTCAGCTCCAGCAGGGGCTTGCGCAAGCAGGCGCTATGGGCTCCCTCATCAACCCGCAGAACATGTGGATGGCTCACAAGGAACTGATGGACGCAATGGGCCTTGAGCCAGAATTGTTCTTCATGGACCCGAGGACAGCCCCGCCGCCGCAGCCTCCGCAGCCAGACCCGCAGCTTGAAGTCGCTGCAATGCAGGCGCAGGCCATGATGCTTGACGCTCAGAGCAAGATGGCGAGGGCGCAGGTAGATGCCCAGAAGGCGCAGGCCGAGCAGCAGATGGCGCAGGCGCAGATTGCCCTGAAGGCCCGAGAGTCCGAGCTGAAGAACCAGATTAGCCAGCTCGAAGTGCAGTTGAAGGGCATGCGAGACAAGTCAGACTCTGACAACAAGATTCTGTCGATGGAAGTCGAAATGAAGCGTCGGGCGACCGAGAACAACCTGAAGCTTCTGCAGATTCAGTTGGCCGAGATGTCCAAGCAGAAGGACCGCGACCTAGACAAGTACAAAGCTGACCAGGACGCCTCGATTGAGCTAGCAAAAATGACAATGCAGGAAGCCAACGACATCCTGCCTGGCGGCATGCTGGTGGAGGATGATTCCCTGCGGAAGATGTTTGCGTTCGGAGATGAGGAGCCGGAGACAATTGTCGAGGAGGTCATTACGGTTGAGCCAGAGCCAGAGGCCGCAGTGGTCATTGATGTGCCGGCTGAACCGCCTCCGCCCGCTCCCGCTGAAGTAGCCATGGCCTCCATGGTTGAGGCCCTTGTGGACCTCCAGAGACAACTGAACGACCTGCAAGGCCGCGAGGTTGAGCGCGTCGTGAACCGCGACAAGAACGGCCTGATTGTCTCCATCACGGAGAAGCGGCGTGCCTAGTCGAGAACAAGAGATTGCCCGAGGGCATGAGGCTGAAAGAATCCTGCGCTCCCCTGTGTGGGAGGAAGCATGGACCTCGTATGAGGAAAAGCTCATGAGTGCTTGGAAAGGTTCCGGCTCTCAGGACGAGCAGAGCAGAGAAAAAATCTGGGTGGCCTACCAGGTCTGCCAGAAAGTGAAAAATCATGTCCAGTCCATCCTGATGACGGGAAAGCTGGCAATCAAACAAGTTGAGGAACTGAACAAATGAGCGAGCAAGCACCAACCCCCGAGCAGAGAATCGCCAACTTCCTGACGCCTGAGCCGCCCCCGAGGGAGGAGGCTGAGGTGAGCGAAGCGCCGGAGGCTTCCTACGACGAAGCCCCGCCAGAGGCTTATGCCGAGGCTTCAGAAGAGCCCGCAGAAGCCCCTGATGGCGAATCTTCCGAGGTTACCATTGAAGAATGGAATCAGCTTGCGGAGTACCTTGGCACTGACCCATCCGAGCTGTACAACCTGACGGTCAACCTCGACACCCCGGAGGGGTCTGAGCGGGTGACGATTGAGCAGCTTAAGGATACTTACAAGGGGCAGCTGAAGATTCAGAAGGAAGCGCAGGCCATTGAGCAGGCCCGTGCGCAGATGGAGCAGCAGTGGGGTCAGGCAGCAGCCCAGCTCCAGCAGAAGGAGCAGCAGGCTGCAGCCCTACTGCAGTACGTCGAGAACAACTTCCTCGCAGAAATGGGGAGTGTGAACTGGGATTATTTGCGGCAGACCAACCCAGCAGAATTTGCAGCCCAACGGCTGCAGTTTCAGGAGAAGCAGAACCAACTTGCGAACCTGAAAGCGCAGGCGGCAATGAGATGGGACCAAGCGCAGCGGGAGCAAGCGCAGGTGCAGGCGAATCAGGAGCGGGAGCTTCTGGGCCGCGAAGCCAACCTACTCTACAGCGCCATTCCAGAGTGGAGAGACCCGCAAGTTGCAGCGAATGAAAAGCGCGAGATTGCACAGTTTCTCCTCAGTCGCGGCTACGACCCACAGTATGTGGCGTCCATGGCGAACCATCGTGAAGTTCTGCTGGCGCGGGACGCGATGCGGAGCGCCAAGGCGAAGCAGACCGCGATAAAAAACAAGGTGTTCAAGCTGGGGACCAAGACGCTCTCACCGGGCGCTCGCAGTTCAGCCAGCGACCAGGCACCCGATACGCGCAAGCTGCGCGCCAGCCTAAAAAAGTCTGGCAATTACAAAGATGCAGCGGCGCTTATTTCCAAAATTATTGGCTAGGAGTAATTATCAATGGCTGTTCCGACAGGCACTTATCAGCGTTACGCTGCCGTTGGTCTTCGTGAAGACCTTGAAGACATCATCTACGACATTTCGCCCATGGACACCCCGTTCATGTCGAATGTCAGCCGCAAGAAGGCGACTTCCACTTTCCACGAGTGGCAGACGGATAGCCTTGACGCGGCTGTGGCGACCAACGCCCAGATTGAAGGCGATGACGCCAACACCAATACGGCGGTTGCGACCTCCCGCTTTGGCAACTACACGCAGATTCTTACCAAGGTTCCGCGTGTTTCCGGAACCCTGCGCAGCTCCGACACGGCTGGCCGCCGCGACGAACTTAGCTACCAGATTGCAAAGCGTGGCCGTGAGCTGAAGCGTGACATGGAAGCCAGCTTCCTGGGCACCCAGGCTGCGACCGCTGGCGCTGCGGCTTCTGCCCGCGTCATGGCTGGTGTGGCTTCGTGGCTGTTCGGTAACACCGTTGCCAATGGCACCGCCGCGACCACTGCCGTTGTCACCTCCGGTGCGCCTGTGACGGCCCCGACCTCTGGTACGGCTGCGACCTTCAGCGAATCCATGCTGAAGAGCGTCATCAAGCAGTGCTGGGATGACGGTGGCAGCCCCAACCTGATTATGGTTGGTTCCTTCAACAAGCAGATTGCCTCTGCCTTTGCGGGTATCGCGACCCAGTACCGC